TTAAGTACCATTCTCAAACTAAGTTCCCTAAGTCTAGCACTCTTTAAGACCATAAAGTCTATAATTTCTTTTTCAAACTCTTTGCTAAAGCCATACTCTTTAAGCATACCATCTCTAACAATTTGATTAATCCTTAAAAACTTATCGCTAGTAGAATCCATACCTAAATCAATGTAATGGCATCTGCTCATTAATGCTTCTAAGTGATCTTGAATCTTCTTACTTCTAACATTTTCAAAGTTTACATTAGTAATAAAAATTACACCACCTTTAAATTCAAACCTATCAGGAATACCTTCCCTTCTTAAGGCCTGTGATTCTGCCTTCCAACTAATTGTTCTCTTCTTACCAGAATCCAATACTGCTTTTAGCATATTCAAACATACTTCATCAAACAAAATGCTATCACAGTCATCAAATACAAGTATATCGCCTGAATTAGAATTATTAAATAATGTTTGATATAGCCCAATTGGTGTCATTGATCCTTTGACTATCTCTGTTTTTACTTTACCACCTAGTTTTGCCATTGCATCATACTCTTCAAGTATAGTTTCAACACCAAAACTTTTACCTACTCCTGGAGGGCCACTAACAATAAGTCCTCTAACAGTACCATTTGCTACTGCATCAGTCATTTGGTCTAATACCTCAAATCTCTTTTTAATCCTATCCATTGCCTGTTGAGTAGTTTCCTTTTTCTTAGGCTCTTTTTTAACTGGCATAAGTGCTTGATAGTCTTCTTTAGATGAGGGCTCAACACTTAGTGGTGAATCAACTAAAATCCTTACTCTTTTAGAGTCAGGACCCATTAAAGCAGAACCATCTACCGTTACAAACGCACCCTTTTTACCAAAGGTTAATGGTTTTACTAGTGGAAAAATCGCATCTTTAATAGGTGCATTGCGATAGGTACCTTTTTTAATTTTAACAAAGTTTTTCATATAATGCCTCCCACGGCTTTATTTAAAATATACATTTATTATACTATATTTTTAAGTCTTGTCAACCCCTTTTTATACATATTTCGTAAATTAATGTTATTTTCTTCTACTTTTGTATAATTTTTAGTATAATAGTTCTCTATATAATAACTTCCTTTGCTAACAATGTCAACTATTTTTTCTATTTTATTTTCATATTCCAAATTGTCATAATCATATCCTAATAGATCCTCAAAAGTATGAAAGCCTAATTCTTTAAGATATTCTAAATGACCAATTGGAGTTAAAGGTATGGGTATTTGTCCTGCTAAAAATGGTTTAACAGTTTTTTCAGTACATACTTGTTTATCGATTTCTGATTCTGTATATATGTGAGCATAAGTATTATTAAATGCTGTATGGCTTACAGAAAATGTATCAAAGGATAAGTTTTTATCATCTAATGGTTTTGCATAGGGGTCTTGCTCATACTTAAAAGGTAAACAATCTATATAATTTTGATAATGTTGTAGATGTTGTAACTTATTATTTGCTTCATTTAAAAAATTATCTTCTCCTTTACTTTGTGAAAACAAAATATTATCTAATAATTTATTTTCCCACAACTTATACCCTAAGTGAATTCTAAAATACTTTGGAAAATGATTCAAAAAACTATATGAGTAATCTCTTTTGCCTGTATTTTCTATAGGTTGATATTTAAAATTATTAAAATAAATTAATCCTATTTCATATATATTATCAGAATGTTTTTTAGCATCATACCCTATAGTTTGTATTATAAAGAATGTATCTTGCTTACTTTTTAAAAAATTAATTATATCGTCATATGTTTCTGAAGATAATAAATTTGGCCATGTGTCTGTATTTCCTAATACAAAACTTTCTACGCCTTGATCTATAAAATATTCTATTCTTTCTTTTATAGTTTCTAATAATAAACTTGATACGCCTAGATTTATTGCTGTGTCTAAATTTCTATCACAACATAATAACAAGTCTTCTGCTACAGGATCTAGTACACTGGCTTCCACATATTCTGGTGGAATAGTACTATTGTTTAACATTATATTTTCCTTATAACGATTACACCATATAAATCCATAACAAATTCTTCGCAACCTATTCTATCTATAACATCTTTTACTAGGTCAATCATTCGCTGACTATTACCGCAAATAATGGTAAGTGGTAATTGGTCTTGATTAAGTAGTATAAAATTTTCTACTTTAAGATCTACTTCGTGATGTCTAACACCGTGTAAATCTAGTTTCATTAATCTATTACAATGTCTTCCATACCAGCAGTTCTAAGTCTAGTGATATGTCCTATTTGCCATTGCTTTGTATCTAGGCCTTTCATTATTCCTAAATACTTATTTCTCAATAGACTAAATTGGTTAGTTAGGTGTGTTAGGTCTATTACTGATTGTTCACCATCAACAAACTTATCTGCATCTCTGCTTGATAATGTTCTATTATAATTTTCTAAATATTTACGAAATACTACAGAACGTTCCTTGCGAAGTTCTATATTTAAATGTTCTAATATTGCTTCAATCTCTTGAAGTTGGTTAAATCGAAACTCAGTAAGACCGGGCAGGGAGGCACTGGCTTTTTCCAGGCTCCCTTTGATCTTGACTTCCCATCTTGCTTCATCTAATTCCTTTTGGTAATATTCGATTGCCGGAACTATATTACCTAAGTCTTGTACAATGTTGTTATAATGGGTAGCCATAAATTAATCCCAATCCTCATCTTCATCATCTTCCAACCCAATGTCAAAGTGGCTGATTAATGCGGCTTTCATAATAGAATCGAACTCATTAGCATTGTCTTCTGCTTCTGAAATATCAACATGATCTTCAAAAGATCTAAGTAGTTCTTCTGCTACATGAAGCCTTTCTTTTGCAGGGACAAACGATTTAATCGTGTCCCATGCGTCTAATAGTAATGCTACCTCAGGACTCATCTGTATAATCCTCCATATCTGGTTCAAGAATCTCAGGATCAATATCGTCTACAACATCATCTTGTGCCATAGGATTTTGTCCCCATTCATCTAAAATTACTTGAAGTTTTTCATTAGTCCATCCTTTCCTGAACTCTTTTATTTCTTCACCTGTTACAGGAGAAACATAAGAAAGTTTATTACCTACTTTAGTAAGTATCTCTTTTGCTTCTAACATTTCTACCATACCACTATATGGGTCCATTCCTGTTTCATATGGAATCTTAATCTGTACACCTTCAAAAGGTTTACTATATCTAGACTTCATTACTTTACAGGCGGCTCTTATACCTTGTACTGTAGAAACTTTGTTTCCTGCTTCGTCCTCTTTTAGTTTAAGTTTTTTAATTGCTACAACAATACTTGATGCGTATATAAAACCTTGTCCACCTGATATTTTATCATCAGGATCAAACATATCTTGCGATGCATAAGTGTGGTTTGTTGCTACGATACCAATTGGGAAGGGTGCTATTTGGTTAACTGTGTTTCTAACTAAAGACGCCAATGCCTTTGGTTTTCTACCCATATCACCTTTCATATCACCTTTCTCAAATTGTGTTACGTCTGTAGGTGTTAATAACATTCCTAAACTATCTATAACAAATAGTAACTTAGGCATATCGTCATACTCTAAATCACCATAATTGTTTTTATAGTCTTTCATAAATTCAGATATTGCTTTTGCAACATCGTCAATCATTGAAACACTAATTTTTAATAGTTTTTCTGGTGACGTATCTACATCTAATGCCTGTAGCCATTGTTCATCCAATGCATTTTCAGAGTCAAATAATACTACTTGACATCCTTGATCTTGTGCATTTTTAACAATGTTGCCAGAACATATAAACGATTTACCAGAACCTGATTCACCAGCAAACACACTAACTTTACCTAGTGGGATACCTCCATTGAAGTCCCCACTTATTAGGTAGTCTAATGTTTTGTTACCAGTGCTGATCCAATCCTTTGGGTCATGGAAACCAGCACTAATTCCACTAATGCTTTTAGTTAAACCGGTTCTGAACTTTGTTAAGTCAAATGGTTTTTGCATGATATCTCCTTAACTTGATTGTCTGTTACGAATCATATTAAGAATGTCATCTGCTGACTTCTTGCCTGCATCTCCTTCTGCTGGAGCACTTGCAACGGGTTCAGCCGCTGGTGCTGGAGCAGGAGTTTCTACTGCTGGTGCAGTTGTTTCCGCTACTGCTGGTGCAGGTGTTGTTACAGGTGCCACACTCTCTGTTGCAGTTGCTTGTACAGTTTGAGCTGGTGCAACTGTTGATTGTGTGCTAGTTCCTGTATCAAGTCCGTAGGGTTTATAAAAGTCACCCCACTTTGCAGGGTCATAAAGTTCCCCGTCTACACTTGCCGCAAACATTTCGGAAATTGCTTGTACTCCCTCAGCACTTGGTTTTGCTGGAAGGAAGTCGTTTAAGTTATACAAACCATGTGTATCAATTGCCGCTAACTGTTCTTCAGTAAGAGCACTTTCTTTTCTCGCCCACTTACTTGTAGAATAGTCTGCATATTGACCTTTGGTTGTTTTGGATAATCTGAAATCAGTACCTGCAACATAGTCTGTTGGAAGGTTTTCCATCTCTGGGTCCATAAGTGCTGATTTGATTATGTTAAATATTTGAGGACCAATTACAAATCTTCTAATTGGATTCTCTGGTGAAGTCTCATCTAAAGGATTTTCATTTACGAACCCTTGGAAAATGTAACTTCTTTTTTTCCAATATTTACGACCCATATCTTCTAAAGAAGGATCTTTGAACCAAGGTCTTACCTCAGTTAATATTGGACATGTCTCATTCCACATTTCCATACAAGGGACTTGTACAGTAACTGGCCTTGCGTCTCCGCCTGCCACTCCTGGAAATGTTAGTCTGATCATTTGTCGTTCTACCCAAAAGAACGTGTTATTTGGATCACTATCAGGCAAAAACCTCATCACTGCTGATGTGCCTTCGTCTATGTTCCAAAATGGGTATATTGCGTTATCGCCTTGAGCTTTTGAACCACCGCCTGGTTTAGATTCCATTGATTGTAGTTTTGCTCTGATTTCTGCTAAAGATGCCATGTTTTTCTCCTATATGCCATGTTTCGCTGTACCTTCTGTGTTTAGGATACAACTGTTTTATTATTATAATGCCTTGATGCAAAAAAGTCAAGTACTTTTTTACAACTATTGGAAAATTAAATTACTTTACCTTTCCAACAAATTTATTTATCTTTATAACGTAATATTATATGATAAACTGGTCTAAAAATGCTTCATATGACTCTGTTGCTGTCATAGGAGCAGTTTGTACATTGTGCTGACCTGCACTTAGTAGACTACTTTTAATTGCGCCATACTCGAATTGGCTTAGTTGTCCACCAGCATTAAGTTTACTACTAATGCTATGTAAATAGTTTCCAAGTTTTTCGTCTTTTGCATTAAACCCTAATCTACTAACTTGATGTCCAAGTTTAGCATGAGGTGTATCAAATTCCATTAACTCGTCTTCTTTAAGTTGATCTTTAATGTTTTCAAACGTTTCGTTTGCTATTGCATTTGTAATATAACTTTCAAAAGCATTTCTTTTACTAGCCATTACTTTTAAATTATCTAATACATTTGCAACTTTGTCATCAAAATGTGTTTCTGTAAATTTACTTTCTAAATCTAAATCGTCTTGTAATATTTCTACATTGTTATAATTTGTAACTGTTTCTACTGCATTTGCATAAGACTTAACACCACTTAATCTTTTTAAGTTTGTTTTAATATCATTAATATTTTCTACTGCTAATGCTACAAACTCTTCATTGGTTTCGTTAACCAAGTTAGCCTTTCTTACATATCTAACAAATTCTCTAAGTTTGCCATAGTCTTTTGACATTTCTGTAATTGCTTCGCCTATTTCGTCAAAAGTTTCTCCGCCATTGTGCAAATGTCTTGCCATTGCTCTTGCGGCCTGTAAATTGTTTTCTGCCATTTTAAACTTTTCTTCACCACGTTGTATTAATATACTATGTATATTTCTACTTCTAGCACCACGTACTTCTTCGTTTACATCTTTATTATGTCTAACAATAATTTTAACATTGTCTGCTAGTGGTTGATAACTGGACTTTCTACTACCAGTCATTTTACCTAAACTTGCTTCTGCAACTTGTTCTTTATCTTCGTATGCTTTAGTACCACCAAAGCCCGGCTCTTCACCATCACCATCACATCTTGGACATGTTTTACCGTCAGTAACCATACCTGAACCTAAACAGTATTCACAGTCACATTTACTTTCTGGATCTTTTGTGTTTTCTTCTACAGGATCTAATCCTGATAATTTTCTTATAGTATTAATTTCTTCCATAACGTCTGCCATGTCCGTCTCCGCATTTCTTTTGATATCTACTTTTTCGCCTTTAGGTTTAATTTTTTTGTCAAATATTTTGTAGTCAAAACTCATTAAATAATCTTGTGCAAGTTCTTTTAACATATCTCTTACAGGACTTTCACTTAAATCCTGACTTGTTGCTAATAGTAATGCTTTTTCTTTGATATCCAATCTAGCAAGTAAGTTAGGTTCTGCTACAGCAAACCTTGTTGCTTCTTTTGGATTTATAACCTGATTACCGTCTTTATCAAAACTTCTCACTTCAAAGCCAAAGCCTTTCAAGACATTAAAGGTTTTTTCTGCTACTGTTTCTATATTAATTGACATAATACTATTTATCTATTTGATTGTTTTTCAAAATAATTGTTAATGTTGTCAAGTATAACATCTTGTTCTAGATGTAGTTTAAAGGTATTAAAATTGTGTATTAAAACATCTTTCATATCGTAAATTATATCTACCCATTGATCATCAGAATACTCGGTCAATTCTTTGTATAATCTACATAATTCGTTCATTCGGTCTTTATTATCAGTAATGCCGTCATATTCTTCTGACCACCACTTATCAAAAGTTTTAAATCCCTTATCTCTTAATAGTTGTAAGGAACCAGGTGTTGCACAATATACAAAAGGTTTAACATTTTTAATAGCCTGAGATGCCTTTTCTGTTAAAACAATAGGTCCGTTTTCTATAAATCTTGTTTCTGTACTAAAATTAACATAAGAATTTTTTGCAAGATCTGGGTAACGATCAAATGCGACACTCCACTTACTTTCTTGTGAAGTTAAATCTGTATTAAAAGGAAGCAAATGCTCAAACGGATACGTTTTTGTTGTGTACTGTCTTATTTTTTCTACAGTACAGGCAAATGTATGATGATTACTTTTAAGTAAATTATTTTGAAAAGCATAATTAAATAAATCTAATCTATGTGCTCTTGGTTTGTTGTTAAGACATAATATTTTATATTGTCTTTTAGTATGAGAGTTTATTTCGTTAATTCTATCTTCTAGAATATTAGGATTATAAGAAAATTTAGAGTAAAACAAATAATGTATAGGGATATATGTGAAGTCTAAAGAATTTATATTATAATAATATCCTAACACTATAAACCTTTCTTTACTTAAATTATATTTTTTAATTGTATTATTTAAAAACTTAAGGAAAACTAAATCATTTTCCTGTGTACTGCTTTCATCAGGTAGTAAATCAGCAATAATTGTATCTATAACAATATAGTAATTGCTATCATTAACAATATGATCGGGTATTGTAAAGTAAAAATCTTCTGTTAATATTTTCTCTATAATAAGTTCATTACTAAATTCTATGTGGTAAATTAACTTGTTTATGTTTTTAAATAAATCATATCTATTAAATATACCATAGTGAATAGCATATTTTTTATAATTGTCTTCTGAAGCAAACATAAATGGAAGACGTTTTTGCTCTTTATGCCTATACGTTTTTATAGTGTCTTCTTGGGAATATCCGTTAGGAATTGTTATATTTTTTCCTTTTAGGTTAAAAGTTGCCATTAGATAAGCGGCATAGGTTGATCCCAGTCGTCATCATCTG